AAGGCTAGTTTAGCCTGGATTATTGGAACAGGTGCCGTATGTATTGCGGTAATTCACATCAGAGGTAAACACTATGAGAACCTCATGAAGGAGAGATTTTTCAATTATTTAAAGGTAAGACAAGAAAAGAAAAATCATGACAAATAAGACAACCGTTATGTTGGGTGTTACGATATTCGTAATAACCACTGCAGTATCTGAGTACTGCATGAGACGTGAACTAAAGAAAAGTGAGAAGTACTGGAAAGAAGAAGAAGAAAAACTCGACCAACCGGCTCACAAGTAAAAACCTAAGGTACTGAAGGATAGTAAGTACCTAGACATATTAACAATTTAAAAACTTATATTATGGATAAAGATCTTAGAGGAGAAAGAATTACTATCCTTACTGCAATAGTAGTATTGATAGTAGGATTCATCTGGAACGTTAGCAATAAGGTTCTAGATAAGGTCGATAAGTAAAACCAATAAACGGGGTCTGTGAAAAGGCCCTAATGACATATTAACAATTTAAACAAAGATTATGAAGAAAGAATTATCAGATATTTCTACTATTGGTATAGTAGTTTTATCAACTACAGCTCTGAAGTTATATGACTTATACAGAGCAAAGAGAGTTAGAAAATTGTATTCCAAACTAGAAAAATTGGAGGAAGATAGCAATGAAAAATAATACAATTGCAATCGGATACGTGACTGTTATGGCGGTTGCGGCAGTGGTTGTCAAGAAATTTTATGACAGCTTCGAAAAAGATTTATTAGAGGATATTGAAAAATTCTCTAAGAAGAAAAACCAAACAAGTGCTGAAGAATAGTAAGCACTTAGACATATTAACAATAAAAAAATAAAGATTATGAAAACTATAATGAGTGGATTATCAATACTTTCATTTGTATTGTATTTTTTGTGTGTAGTCGTTCTGCACTTTAAACTTGGAAACGACACAGTTAACTTGGTATGTGATATATACCTGGTAGTTATGGTAGTAGTATATGGATACTACGGAACAAAGATCTGGTGGGAGACGCTGGATAAATAGAAATATATATAACCGGAGACGCAATTGAACATGTGTTTCTGGTTATATTTTTGCGTAATCAAGAATATAAATACTTGATCTGATGAGACATGTTTTGTCGAAACGCAGTAAAAATATTAATAGGAACTAAAGCTTCCAGAGGTTATATATTTTGTAGTTAGGGTAAGTAATTGCCCTAATTATTTTTCTCTCCGATCCCCTTGATTCCTTAACTATGTATGAAGGTTGATGAGATATTAGAAAAGTATAGTAGTGATAATATTGACCTACTTTATAATAGGTTAGTAGGATTAACAATTGGGGAGAACTGGGAATATGACTATGAGGCATTTAAAAGATTCTATGGTAATGTGGATGATCTATGGCTTGTATTATCTATGTGTTAAGAGAAGCGAAAAGAAAAGTAGTAGAAATTAAATCTACTACTTAATTTTTTTTCAATCTCTGTATAACTTATTCGCTTTTATTATATCCCATGTACCCTTAGTTATCCATGGGAGAGGAATCTTATTATCTCTCAGCAAGTTTCTAATGGCGGAAGAACTCACTGTAATACTCATGTCGGAAATACTATCACTATATCCTGGCCTACTTATTTCAACAGTCTTCCAGTTCTTTAATAGTTCTTCTCCTCTATACCACTTCGACATATCTTTTACAGTGTCAGTCCCGCCAAGTATTACAAACTCAATATCCCTGGCATACAAATTTTTCAGTGCCTCTAGTTGATCGAATGTATAATAGTTTCCATCTTTGTTCTGCTTACTTACTATCTCAATTCCAAACTGATCCTTACTAAAGCCAGATTCATACATAGCGGACCTTATCATATCAGCCCTTAAGTCAACACTCACCGCTTTTCTATGTTTCCAGGGATTTTGCACGGCGGGTAAGAACAATACTTTATCAACTAGTCCTTCATTCAAGACCTTACTAACTATTGCAATGTGACCTATGTGAATTGGGTCAAAACTACCAAGTAATATTCCTATCTTCATCTCCACTTAATTAATTTTTCTGGGTTCCTTACTAATTCCTCTAACTCATGCAATTCCTTCTCATAGCTTGGGTACTTATAATACTTTTTAAATGTATTATCGCTACTTTTAAAGAAATCTAGACTAGACTTTGCATCCATACGTGCAAGTTCTACTGCATAATTTCCTACCGACTCTAGGTAAGGTAACTTTAACTTACCATTCCTATCTAGTAGGCTACTACTAACCTCATCTTTTAAGTACTGTGGGAGATCTTCAAAGCTAATGACCTTACGATTACTATACAATAAGTCATTTATAAATAAGCTCCTGTGATCTTCCGTTATGTTAGTACAAATGACAGTATCAAAGCTAGATTCATCTATTATATCAGCAACATGAAGATACAGGTCAGCGATATTAATATTTCCTGGGTCTAATATAAAATCTTCATCGTCTTCTATATTTACTATAAAACTATAATCAATCATATCCTACTAAGCATTTCAAAAATTAATTGATATACTATTGCTGCCCCTGTCACTATATAACACAAACTAAACGCAAGCTCTGGTAGGACTACTTTATTTATATAGTACTTTCCACCATGACTCTTCAAGAAACAATACTTAACTGTGTCATACCTTTCTAGTAGCTTAACATAATAGAAAGTAGTGATAAACACAGACACAGTAGAGCAAGCTGATACTAAGTGAATATGTCCCACTAGTAATCTGATCACGGCTATTAGTACTACCATAGACAGATTAATACAATTCAACCAGAACATCTTTCTCTTGACTGATTGAAACCTTGTGTAGTCTTTTTCTGAACTCCAATATCTTACCATCCCATGTAAAATGTAAATTGTTTTATCATAAATGCTGTGTAACCAATGAAGTATATAATAATAAAGACATTCACAGCTTTCAATATCTTAATATACTTATCATAAGTCTTCTTTATGTTGTGACGATCTAGGTCATCCAATCCCCTATTATTGATCCTACATACATTAAATGTAAAGTCATCTATGTTTGCTGTGTCAATCAACATTACAGTACTAACGACAAATAATGTAGCCGCTAAGTAAATTATCATACTAAAAATTGTAAGTAGCATTACTAGATTTACATGCCAACTTACGCCCGATCCTCCAAGTAGTTCTTCCTTGTCGTACTCAATTTTAATAGTACTACCAATATCATGTGTTAGATAAGTCTGTGCATCTACCTCTTTTACCCAATTATACTTACTATTCTTTAAGTACAGATAGTAAGTACTTGATTTCTCTTCGTTTTCTGCTAGCTTATTAACTATCTTCCACTCGCTTTCTACTCTTGTGTGGTACTCTCTTGCATAGTCTTTCATGTCACTACGAAAAATCCATTGCAGTGATAATACGAACAATGATATAATAATTAGAGTGCTTGTTATCCCTACCTCAGACCACGCATTTTCACCTACAGTAGCCCACCAAATACTAGTCTTCAATGGCTGGTTACCTTTCTTAGATTTTACTTCGTAGTTCATTGGTTCTATACCAGTTTACAGATTAATACTAAGTAGTACACACACCAGGTAGAATAACCTACCATTAGAATAGCAGCCAGCCCTTTCATTATGTTATACCTACTAACATACCTGTCGAACTGCTTCTGTACTCTAAGGTCGTCATCATCTACTCTACTATTATTTGACCTAACCCAACTATGAAATCTATGGTAATCAGTATCTCCCTTCTCCCAAAAATCAGCCATGCATATAAATAGGACAATAAGTAAGAGTATCTGGATTGCAAAAGATACAAATCCAATTATTGCAAGATATTTGGGCTTGTTCTCTGGAAATAAGTCACTCTTAGTATATTCTACTGAGACTGTACTTCCGATATTAGTAATATTATATTTGACATTGCTAACATCTTTTGCCCACTTATACTTACTATCTTGAAGCACTAGGTAGTAAGTATTTTCTCTATATGTATCATCTACGAACTTGCCAACCACCCGCCATTTTGAAATCGTACTAGTCTCCCACTCGCCTATCTGTTTCGTCACTGTTCCAGACATTAGAAACTGTGCCATCATTATAACAGCAAGTATAGTAGTGAGTATACAAATTGATTCAACGGTTTCTTTGACTTCACCGTTATCATAAAAGATCCAATAAAAACTCGATCTTAATTTTCCATTTGACGTTTTCTTCGTCTCTGCTTCGTAATTCATTTTCTCATATTTTTTGTTAATAATCTACTAATAAGGAATTTAGAGGAAAAAGAAGAGGCAAGTACTTAATACCTACCTCTCTTATGATTAAAGATCTGCTATACCTTCCAATTCTTTAGTGTCCGAGTCGTCTGTAGTTGATAAGTAGTTAGAAATCTCCCTTACTACTAGGTCTTCTACATAATCTTTCAGCTCCATACTACCACCTGTCATATCAAGATCCCCAATACTTACACAGACCTCATTATTGATACTTTCTAGCTCTGGATACTCACCACCAAGTTTTAATGTCCTAGTTGCACATCTTAATTCTACTCCATCAGTTCCCAGATTTTTCCTAACTTGTAATAGAACTGAAATATCTCTCTTCTTCCTACTTACTAGTGTTGGAATTTTTATCTCCACCACTTTAGACTCAAAATGTTCATCTCCGTCAAAGTATTCATAGTAAGTTGGAATATACTTAATCTTATACTCCCTCTCTAAGTATCTGTTGGGCCATCTTCTCGTCACATACTTAACTAGCCTACTCAGCTTTTTGAAATAGTTAGAGCTTGACTTAAGATACTTACCTATTCTTTTAGTGGCGAGATCTAATTCAAATCCCTCATCGCTAATGTCAGAGTAGTGTCTTTCGAACCAATCCCAAATTATACTCTCTTCTCCAGTTACATCAATAAACCTACAACTACTTTCTGGAAACCTATTAAAGCTGCTATTATAGTGTTTAACGTCAAAGAATCTAACTCCACTACACCTAGGAAGTCGCCAACAGTTTCCGATACTTGTAGATACTAGTAATCTCTTTCCATCACTCTTTTCTAGTTCCATGCATTCGTAGAGGGTGTCTTTTCTTTTTTCATCAACGCCTAGGTATGAAAACTTAAGTCCCTCATTCTCCCCTTCGAATCTATCTTTTATATATTCAAGAGTTTCATACATTTCTAATTCTTCCATAATCTATTAATCTAAGTCATCATATTCATGTGTCTCTAAAGGTTTTTTCTTAATAGATTCTTCAATATTATCGTCCAAGTAAATTCCCTTACTGATCATTGTTCTTGCGGCGATTATCTTAATTTCAACTGTCTGTATACTATCAAATAAGCCTCTAATAAATTCTTGCTCTTCCTTTGGCGGGTCTGTTCTAGTGCTTTCAATTCTCCTCAAGTATACGCAGTCTTTTTGAATATTTACTGCGTCAATATTAGAGGAAGTTATTAAGCACTCAAGTCTTCCGCCAATCGTCCTCCTAGAAAAACTGAGACTTACTAACCACAACACTAATACTAAGATAATTAAACCAAGCCCCGATATTCCAGCCATCCAGTATTGTTCTTGTATAGCACTGTAAATTATCATACCGATCATAGCCATACAGGAGATACCAGACAGAACTAAGAATATATTGTTAATCTTCCTGTCAAGCTTATTACATAATCCAACTAGTGCGGTGATTACTTTATTAATATTATCTGTTTCCATGTGTTATAAAAATTAAAAGAGGGTCAAGTATAACAATGTATACTCAACCCGATTAGTACTTCTTAGATTTCGGCAGCCTCAAACGACTTCTGCTCCATCATTCGAATCACTCTGTTAATATCAGATGCTCTCCTTTCTCCTGACCACTTTGTTTTTGGATAGTTCAGTTTACTAAGAGAACCGGTTAGGTTATTCTTCTGATCAACATCGTAATTATTATAAACTCCAACAGGTTCCAACCATAATTGATCACTGTTATCACCTACTAGCTTAAATACAGCATACTTAGTAGGTGTCACAAGTACATCAACATAGCAACCTTCCTGGAATCTATACTTTGACCACCTAAGTTGATCTCTGACACCCACAATGATTGCTCTTGTTACGTTATTATTATTCTCAACCTCCCACATTGGAAATTTAAAATTACCAAGATCATAGTATAAGTCAGCCTTCCCATAAACACCCTCTGCTCTGTCTAAGATATTCCTATACATGAAATCAGAAATCTTCTTAAATGAGTTTGTTCTATTGTGGATGATAGTAGAAATGACATCAAGATCATATTT